CGGCTCATATTGATAGTTATGGTTTAAGTACTGATATAGTAAAATCATCTACTCTATTACTACCATCAAATAACCACAATATCCCAAATAGTTCAAATTTATTTCAATATAACATCCAACCCCAAAGAGAAAATACTAAGGTTGGAGCTATAGTAGATATAAACCCATCATTTGACCCTTATATAGATCCATCAACTATTAATTTTGATAACTCTATATATAATGCCATTCCCAATAACTTCAATGATAATAGGTCAAATTCATTTTTAATGAACGTTGACTACACTACCGATGCAACCTACCCATCAAATAGGGTAGCTATTATAAATGGTGTAGCTTTAAAAGCCGAAACACCTGATAGTAACTATACTTCAGCTAGAATTATAAGACCTAGATATGAGGGTAGTAGATTATCAAGTGCAAATTATAACCACTATACCCCCGCAGGAACTGTGGGTCCAAACCTAACATATACCTCTAATAACCCAATGACATCATTTTTAAATGGTGATACTGGGAGTTGGGGTGGTGATATATCTTATGGTAAAACATCAACTATTGATTCATACCCACAATATGTAGCTCACTATATTAGGGTTAAAGAAAATTATAACCTTTGGGATACTTACATTTATACAATAGATCAGTTAATTGAAATACCTCAAGAGAGTATAAAAGGTCAAAACTTTAAAGCAACTACGGTTCAAATAGATGGATCTAATAGTAAGTTATATGAGGTTGAAGGTACATTTGGGGTTAATAGAAAAGCTATTCTAAACTTTAGCACTAGCTCCCAACTCCCAGTATCTCAAAATAATGATTTTAAACAAAACATATTTCAAGGTGGGTTAAATTTATTAACATTAAACACTAATGAGAAAAATAGAACCGATTCATCTACAAAATATTCATATTTAAGGAATTCTGAAACATCCTCAGGTACACAAACTGCAACAGATATTCAAATGGTTACAGGAAGTGGTCACTTTATATTGAGTGGTAGTTCCACCCCAAATAATATTGAATTTACATCACCAGATACTACAAATAAATTATTTTTAGGAGGAGCCCAATTAGCAGTACACCACACATATAACCAACTTTTATATAATGCTCAATATATAGACGCTGGATCCCCAGATGTATTATATGTAGAATCAACTGTAGATAGAAAAGATATAAATAATTATTTTAAATTTCAACCCTCAGCATCGGATGCCTTTAATTATGAAAATTCTAATACTCCATTCTTAATTGAGCCTGGAGATGAAATCAGAGTAGAAGCCCTAATACCAAACTCAGGTAGTCAAAATTTCGACTTTACTGTTACGGGCATTGTAGTATCAAATTATGGTTCTTCTACCATAGGTAATAATTTTAGACAATCATTCACCTCCCCTACAGGTGGAACAACAACCCCAGACCTTCCAAACGTATATGATAGAATAAACGTTTCCCCAGACCCATCAGTAGTATTAGATGGTGTAGTAGATGGAGCTATTTATAGGTTTACAGTTAGGAGAAGAATAAACACTGGAAATAAAGTAATACTTACCCAATCTAACCAATATAGTACTGGGGACGGTTTTTTAATTCCAAATGATTTAAGTTTAACACAAAAAGAAAACGTTCAAGATATTGTAAATTCATTAAAAGGGTTGAATGTTTTCCCAGAATCACCACCTCAAGCAGGACCTCCAGCTACCCTCTAAGGTAGCTTGGATTAGAGAATAAAATAACATATATTTATAACAAAATAAAAATTAATAAACACAAATGGGATACTTAAATAACCAAGTAGTAACAATTGATGCCATCTTAACTAAGAAAGGAAGAGAACTTTTAGCAAGGGGAGATGGTTCATTCAACATCACTCAATTTGCTTTAGCAGATGATGAAATTGACTACACAATGTACAATCCAACACACCCATCGGGTGCTGCATATTATGGTGAAGCAATTGAAAACATGCCTTTAATGGAAGCATTTCCAGATGAGACTCAAATTATGAAGTATAAATTAGCAACCCTTCCAAGAGGTACAGCTAAAATGCCTATTTTGGATATTGGTCAAACAAGCATAGTAATTAAACAAAATGCTGAAAAAGGATTAACCCCACAAACTTTAAACTATTTAGACAGTAACCAAGTATACGAAAGTTCAGGTTATACATTTACAGTTTCAGATGTTAGACTATTTAGTACATTTATAGGAAGTGGAATTGATACACCTAACTCACAAACTTTAAATTCAACTACAACAAACGGAACAAATGTTTCTAAAACAGTAATTGGAACTACATTAAATATGAGAGCTACAGGTGTTAATACATTATTTGGAACAAATTCTACCCTATATGCTACATTAACAATTGTAGGTAGAGATAGTGGAGCAAGACTTCAAATCCCAGTATCGATAACAAAAACAACAACAACATAGTAAAAACAATAAAACAATATGGGATTTAAAAGATTTGATCCAGAAGATTTAGTAATAAGTAATGATTCAGTAACGGCAACTGTATTTAGTAATAATGCTCCAACGTTAACATCATTTTACACTTCCTCAGTTCAAACTGCTGGGAATGTGGGTGAATTTTACTATGATGTATACCAAACATCATCTACAGCCACCGCAGCCGCAGTTCAGTTTAACATAGTATATGGAGATTTAAAAGGAAGTGGTAGTGCTTACTATAACATAGGAGTACCAGGAGCAACACCTACACGTACAATGTATGGGCAATATAGAACTCTAGTTTTGGGTGATGAAAATGCATCTTTTGTATTTGGTAACCAAACATCAGAATATTTCTATGCTTTAAATGTTGAAAGAGCAAGATATAAAGAAAAACTACTACCAGGTACTATGACATTAAGTCTACAAGGTCCAGGTGGTGCTGTTATATCATTAACAGATGATAGTACTATCCAATCCTCAGTAACTTATACCGATGCTGGTAGAAAATACAATTTAGTATCAGGTTCAGCAGGTTCAGTTTATACAGGGGTTAATACCACAGGTTGGACTGCAGGCTCAGGATCTTATGGTTGGTTTTTACCGGATATTGGCGTATTAATGCTAAGTGGAGAAGCTTTAGATGGGGTTGTTGGAGATGGTGGTATTGCATTAAATACTACACGAACTCCCAACGTAGCATCCTACAACCAAGACAAATTATTTAAATCTTTAAATGATGGAAGTGGTTGGACTATAAATAGTGAAGAAACATTATCTTCTGATTTTATATTTGTTAGAGCAAGGAATAGTGAATTTAACTACTCAGAAAATCCATCATTTATATCAGGATCTACTGGTGAGGTTATTTTCGACACATTTATTGATAGTCCTAAAACCTATATTACAACCGTAGGAATGTATAATGACAATAATGAATTACTAGCAGTAGCTAAATTATCAAGACCTCTACCTAAAGATTTTACTAAGGAATTACTTGTAAGAGTAAAACTTGACTTTTAAAAAACTAAATGAGTGTATATAAACAATTTACCACTAAGGAGGTTACAATTACTCCCTTTAATGCTCAAAAAGATTTCATCCTCACTGGGGGTGAAATCACTGGGTCTGATGTGGGTATTGATATATATAAGGGGGTAAAACCTACATCTAACTTATTTGACCCCTCATTAACTACAGGTTTAGTATATGAGGAAAATGAAAATGGTGTTTATCAAAATATAAAACAACTATATTACTCAAATTATTTATCTTCTAGTTTAGGGGATGATGCTACAACTCCTATATTAGTAGCTGGAGTTACACCTGAATATGATAGGTATATTGGTGGGGTTACAAGTCCAAGATATGATAATTATTTACAATCCACCTTAACTCAATCTAGATATTTCCCAACAGAATCAAACGCCGAAATATCAGTCATCTCAATCCCATCTAGAATGTATGGTGAAAATATTGTCCCTTCAACTTTTGAGTTTGAATATACTAGCTCGAGTGGTGCCGGATTTAATGTTAAAGATGACGGTGAAGGTAACTTAGTTGTAAACACAGTATCAGGATCATCACCTGGAGCAACTCCAGGTCAAATTGTAGGTCAAATCTTTTACCCACACGGTATAGCAACCTTCACAACAAGTTCATTAAGTCAAATAGGTCATAATATCAATAAAACCCCAGCCTTAATATTAAATACAGAAATTAAATATCGTTCCACATTTCAGATATATGAGAACCAATATAAAGTAAATATTAGAGAAAATGAATCGGGATACTCACTTAATCCATCCCTACTTTCAGGCAGTCTAAATGATCAGTACTATAGTTTTGTAACAGGCTCAGATTTTGTACCTTATATTACAACTGTAGGTTTATACAACGATAATAAAGAATTATTAGTTGTAGGGAAATTATCCTCACCAATACCCGTATCTAAATTTACGGATACCGTAATAGTAGTTAACTACGATTTATAAAATATGAATTGGACATTAAACACCAAACCAATAACCACAATATCAGACTTTCCAGATAAAACATTTGGGTTTGTCTACCATATAAAACATATACCAAGTGGTAAATCTTATATAGGTAAAAAAGTATTGTTTCACAATCGCAAGCAGAAAATAACCAAAAAACAACTTAAAGAGTATGAAGGTGTTGTCGGGAGGCGACCATCATATACACTTGTAGTTAAAGAATCTGATTGGAAAACCTATTGGGGTTCAAATAAACCTTTAAGTCAACTTTTAAAGGATGAACCAATTGAAAATTTTGAACGTTCAATAATAAAGTGCTCCCCTACCAAAAAATTACTAACTTATTATGAACTTAAATATCAAATGGTATACCAAGTTCTAGAAAAACCAGACGAATTTTTCAATGATAACTTATTAGGAAAGTTCTTTAGGAAAGACTTTGATGTCTAAAATATCTTTCGTATATTCACCCTATGATAAATGAACTACTAGTAAATTTAGTTGATTCTGTATTAGGTGGTGGTAAAAGAACAGCCCGAGGTAATAAAGCATATACTTGCCCCCACTGTAACCACTCAAAACCTAAACTTGAAGTAAACTTTTCACAAGAAAAAAAAGGTTATAACCCTTGGCATTGTTGGGCTTGTGATAAGAAAGGTAGTAGAATATCACAAATATTTAAAAAGGTAGGCGTATCACCTGAAAAATTTGAAGAGTTAAGGAAACTAATAGGAAACGAGGTTGAATATAAAACTAAAAAAACATTAGCATCTATATCTTTACCTAAGGAATTTAAACCTATCATAGGTAATAAATCTATCTTATCTAGACATGCCCACGTTTATTTAAAAAATAGAGGTATAACTTTAGAAGATATAGAAAAATATAATATAGGGTACTGCGATTCAGGACCATATGCTAAAATGGTTATTATCCCCTCTTACGATGAATTAGGTGAATTAAATTTCTTTACAGGTAGATCATTCGATAAAAACCCATATATTAAATATAAAAACCCAGAAATATCAAGAGATATAATCCCATTCGAATTATTTATAAATTGGGATCTCCCTCTAATATTATGTGAAGGACCATTTGATGCTATAGCCATTAAGAGAAATGCAATCCCACTTTTAGGTAAAAATTTACAACCAACCTTATTAAAGAAAATAGTTACATCCACAGTTAAAAAAATCTATATAGCTTTGGATGTAGACGCAATGAAACAAGCTTTAGATTTCGCAGAATATTTTACAAACCAAGATAAAGAAGTATATTTGGTTGAGTTAGAGGGGAAAGACCCTAGCGAAATGGGTTTTACCCAATTCACTAACTTAATTCAAAAAACACTCCCCATTAACCAATTTGACATAATGAGGAGAAAATTCCAATTAATATGAGTAAAAAAATTGTATTGAAAAGTCCATACAAACGTATTCTAGAAGTATCAGATGATGCTCAACAGATTACAATGCCAGATTCTCGTTACTACCAACGTAATGGAGACTATTACCCATCCATTACTTATGT